CATCTCTCTAGTCGACAATGGCGGCACAAAACAATCCGAATCCGCTACAATACCGAGTACCACTTCGGGCGACAACCCTAGATCGTAGCCCCGACACGCCATTTTATACAAGGCATTGTTGCGCTCGCCCTCACCAATCACACCCAACTGTTTAACGTAGCCTGTCAATAGCAACTTATCCATTTTATTGTCAGTAAAATAGCCAGTGCCACCACACGACTCGGCCTCTTTTTGAGATAATAAAAGGTGTAGGCCCTCCGGTATCTCGACAATATTTGAGAATTTATTCGGCGCGCCGTCTAGTTTGTACGTGCCGGAGTCAGTTTCACTGTTGGGTATCAATACTTGGTGGCCGTCTCGAAGAAAGTCCAACCCTTCGTAAGCTGCCAAGTTTTTTTTGTAGCTCACGCCGCTCTGGAAGATTTTGTAGTACAAATGCAAACCGCCGGTAGGCGTCCGCACCATAACGCCGGCGTTTGCTAGAAAATCAAACCCAAGATCGTCAGTTAGCCGTTGTAGGCCAACCATTCCGTTAATCTCTGGCCGCACGTCCACGTCTATAACTATATACGGCTCACGAATCACCCAACCTGCTGAGCTTGTTGTGTAATAGTCGGCGTCAAAGGCCTCTGGAAGCTCTAAATTCGTCCAGTTTTTAACCACGGGTACCTTGCCCTTAAGCGGCATGGTTATAAGTCCATTGTCATAAAAAGTTTTAGCGGTTTTTAGTAGTGCCGCACTCGGCTGTAATCGGGTCATTGGCTGTTCTCCTGATTTTATATTGATAAAGTAATCTAACTATAAACGAGTTAGTCTTTCTTGTAAAGCGTTTTATAGTAGTCAAATAATAAAGGTTGGGAATTATATACAATGTTACCCTAGCCGAAATAACCATTGTTGACTGCCTTTTGAAATTCGACCATATCCCAGACGGCTATTAAGGCTCTTTTAGGGTCTGCTACAGACTTTAACCATGCTTTTGCTGCGGGCTTACACCCTCCTCCGTCCAGTAGTACAATGGTCGGCACTCCGCATTTCATTATGTTGAAGTACAAGAATGGGTATTTTTCATCTACTGAACCAGCTACTTGTTGCCATTTACACTCAATGACCAATCCATCGGGGAACTTATCAGGGTTAATCACGAAGAAGTCGCAATTTCTTTTACTTTCATAGATACTATTTCCTACTGGTACTTGCGTGGCATACTGCTTTCCACCTATGCTTTTTCTATTCTCTAGTAGCTGTTTTTTATAATGTAGAGGGAAAGGCGTATATCCGCAAGCCTCCAAATGGTCTTTAACAAACTTTTCCAGACTGTTACCAGTCTTATTTGCCATCGCTCCGTGCGTAATTTCTGATGATGAGTTCATATTCTTTACCTCTTTGGTGTGCCTTACATGACACACTCCGTGAGGCTTGCACCTCATCTATAGTATATCCCTTATAGAGGGTACGAACAAGATCGGTATCAGAATTAGAGAGCATAAAATATCCACCTTTTTTGTCTATTTCCTTACAAAACAAGGCTAAATCAGCGTGTTCTTTCTCACCAAAACCGCTTCCGTCATATTGTGAATAGGTGTTGTGATATGGTGGGTCGATATAATAAAACGCACCTTTTTGTATCTTTACTTGTTCAAAGCCATGTTGAGCTATTTTTACTCCTTGTAATACCGCTGAACACGCTCGCAAGGTTTCTTCATCTGCAATCTTAGGGTTTTTATAGCTTCCCATAGGTACATTAAAACCACCCGATTTGTTCACTCGATATAATCCATTAAAACAAGTTTTGTTTATGTAGATAAATAGCCCTGCAATTTTGGTCGGGTCTTTTTCAGTAGACAATCGCTTGCGTGCTTTCAAGTAATACTCTTTGTTGTGTCGGCTGTTGTGGATTTTCAAGTTTTTAATCAGTCGGTCTACATCATCACGCACTACCTTGTAGGTGATAATCAAATAGAAGTTAATATCAGATAGATATGCTGTCTTTGGTTGTGTTTCAAAAAATAAAGCTCCACCACCTACAAATGGCTCATAGTATGCTGTATATTCTTCGGGCATATGTTCAAGCAGTAGTGGGAGTATAGAGCGTTTACCACCTACCCATTTAAGAAAAGGTTTTATTGGCTTGTTTTTTTTAGTGTATAATTTTTCCTGCTCTTCCTGAGCTCTTATGTTCATAATGTTGTTGGCTTCAACGCGTCCGGCATTGTTGGCCGCAGTCGCATTTGATTGGTACCGCAACCAGTTTCTGTTTTGTTCGCTTGTGTAAGCGGGTAGTGAATTAAACATGATAATTTACAGTATAGCACATGGACATTTGCCCTTAGGCGGCACACTAATAATTGACGGGGGCGGCGTAATGGGTCCCGGAGTATTCTGGGACACCGTGGCTTTAACCATCCGTTTGTAATCGGTTATAGTTTGCTCCACCCATTCCTTTTCGCTCGGGGACAAAAACTCATTCTCGATAAAAGCCTGCTCAATACGGTCATTGCCACGGTAGTTTTCAGCAAACAAAACAGGGCATCTCTGCTGTAAGCCGACCTTAGTTTCGTTAATCAAGCCAATCAGTATATCGGCGTCTAAAAGTAATTTTTTGTGTAGGTTCCTAGCATTCTCTGGGTTTGAGCGGAGTCCAACCACTGCTTTGGCAACGTCCTCTGCGGTATACGCTGGGAGCTCAATCGGGTGGTTATTCAAAAGTATCTCGTAGGTTGGCAGCGGCTCGCCTTTCAGTTTTGATCTTGGTGACGGTGGAGGAGTGCATGGCACAAACCCAGGGCCTACAATACCGCCTCCCATTAGCGCTTACCTCCTAATAGCCACAACAATTGGATTTCGCTTAACAAACTATAGGGTATCGGAATCTCACTTGGCTTGGGCGGGTCCACCTCTTGATACGGTAGCACTTGAATTTGATCTAAAAAACTCACCCTTGCGTTTTTATCGTAGGTATATGGGAACCGTGGCGGTTTTTTTGGGAACCGCCGTTCGTTTAAATGCGTGTACTTAGCTATGCCCGGCTTTGTATTATTTGCTCTCATCGTTTTGCTCCAATTTCGTTATCATATCGCCCATTAAATCTCTAATAATTATCATAAATTCCTGCTGATAACAAGTCGCCCCTGCTATTTTTTTTGACAGAATCGTGTCAATCTCTGTGTCAGCTTCATAAACTTGGGCCACTACCATAGCCATGAAAGTTGACAACGCCCATGTGACCGTCACGCCCTTATCTTTGCAATAGGCTTTAAATAGCCGTGCTATTGTTTCTTCTGTTCTAAATGTAACCATGTGTTGTTTGTTCATCATTTTACCTCCTTGTTTTTAAAGATTAATAAAGTCTTGTATTTTTTTAGTGCGTTTCGCTAGGTCTGTATCGTCCATAATTGCTGAAAACTCTTTTACAAATTGGTTTAGTGTATTAATAAAACTACTATCTACTTCTGGTACTTCACAAAAAGCTGTCTCAAAATCTTTCAGTTCTATATGACAACCCGACAATCTTTGATAAAACTTAAGTGCAACTATATTGCCACTGATAGATTCTGTATTCCAACAGGCAGAACCTTGGCCTCCTAGCTGTTCAAATATACTTCTCATAACCGTGGCTTTTTCTCTTTCTTTTTGGCTATATCCATCGTTTGCTTCGGGTTTCGAATTAGTAAACATAAACGGATTTTTCCACCAACTATAGGTCTCTAGCCCCCTAAAATTATACTTTTCGTAACGTTTTGCATATTTTTTTAACTCTGTAAACGATTCTAACCGTTCTATTTGTCCAAGGATATCGGCTGTTGCATTCTGCCTAAAATTATAAAAACTACTGCTATCTTTTGCTAAAAAAATCATTGTTTTACCTCAATGTAAAACGCATGATACCGACAACCAAAGGCGCCACCAAAAGCGCCCCTTCGACCAGTCCAAAACCGGCACCGAAAAACACCGTTGTTCACATATTCGTCCGACGAACCGTCAAATTGAAATGTAACCCATTCGGGGTCGTCAAACTTAATTTTAAACTCAAACATGTAAAATGCTACATTCAAAAGAATCTGAACAAACTCTTCATCGCTCGGTGTAAATAGGCTTGGTAAACCTATAATACCAACCTGCCCAGGCCCACTCAGTACGTCATTGCTAATCACCGCAATACGTCCACTTGGGACTTCACGTCGGAGAGATTCCAAGTCGGGGATACTCTCTTTATCAACATAAAAATGGCCCAAGGGCCTCCAACCCATTCGTATTTTTTCCTTTACGCTATCTGCTATCATTGTTTTACCTCCTAGTTTTTAAATTTTGCCATGTCGCCCTTGTAATCTAAAGTAAGTGTTGCGCCTGAGCGGGCATTTTTGATCAAAATCGTACCCGCCTCAATGGCCTTGTCGATCTGTGCCTTGCCTTCCATGACGTTGTGGCCGTATGACGATAAAAAATCGGCTACTATATCAACTGAACGAATACCGCTACACCATTTGACCGGCAACACTGCCGGCCCATTAAGCAATTGTATCGCCACCAACTCAAGGCCAATGTATAAAAACACTGCCCGGCTTGTGTGGACTTCCAACGCATCGGGCACTATTTTAGCCCTGGATCGTCCAGGGCGTTTCAGTTTAGGTATTTTTAGTGTTAGCGTCATTTGTTTTATTTCTTGTGACAGTTAATTTTTGCGACGGCGTTTTGGTTCCAATCAAGAATGTTTTCCTAATTTGGTTAATGTCATAAATTTTATGCGTTTTTGATTCGTCGTTTTTATTTTCTTTAAATTCTTTCATAGGTTTTATTCCTCCGCTATTTGTGTTTACGATATGCTAAAGCGGTATAGGCTCGCCCCACTTTTAAATGCACTGTTTGGCGGTGCCTCTATTTCCCTCTCACTATCACAATTACAAAAATAGTCATCGAACATAGATTCGACCTCTTTGGCAATCTCGATTCTTTCCGCATCGGTTGGAACATCGCCGGCAATATCAAGGCTGTAATACGTTGTTGTTCCGTCAAAATAGACTCTAACTAACTTCCCGTGCAATCCCTCCCCCGCTTCATTGTCAAAATCCATAAAACCAAACTCACCAGCTTTGTATTTTCTTTTAAAATTTAACATTTTTTATTCCTCCAATCTATTAACTTAACCAATAACCGGCCGCAACCATGGCTTCACTAATCGAGCCATACACGCCGTTTGAGTGTATAAGGTTCCGGCTTTGGTCATACACCTTTAGCCACACTTCGCCGTCAATTTTAGATATTGTTAGCATTTGTTTAGTACTCCAATTTGTTTTTAAACACTCTAAACTCTTTTTTAAATAGCTGTTTTGCCTCGGTTAAAGTGTAATCAATGTATAATCTTTTGAAGCATTGATCCGATTTGTCGTCATAGTCCCATATTGATATATACCCGTTTGGCGTTTTATTTACTATCATTTTTTAAATCCTATTTAACAGATCAACAAAATTATCTTCCAAGCAATCCCCCAAACAAAGTGCATCATTGGAATATGAACGTTCGACATAATCACCGCCCCAATAGCCTTGGACTTTTTGATTTCTAGTATCAATATAGATACTAGGCCCGCCAAAAGCCACACATACTTGGGAGCCTAAATAATAGCCACTGCTCGAAACAGTGTACTCAATGTCCAACGCATCGCTCAAATAATGGCTTCCGCATGGTCCGCCCCATTCCGCACGGTCATGATCTTCCATGTCATACTCCCCACTTTCAATCTCTCTCACTATACGTTCGCACATGCTAATTAACTCTGTTTTAGTATCCATTTTGTTTTTTCTCCTATTTAATCATCTAAGGTTTTGTAAATACGCCGAATTATCAACAAGTATAATAGAGTAGTTGGCCATTTCAGCGTGGCCAACGATATTGTATCCTCTACTCGCCAAAAAAACGTGCGCTTGGTCCAGTGTATCGCCACCCTTCGAGCGGTACTCAATCGTTTTTGACTGGCCAAACCGTTCATCGATAAGTTTAATTCGGGAACCCTTGGTATTAGTAGGTTTCAGATATTTAACTTTTATTGCCCAATAAAGTGTCGATGTTTCTTTTACCATTTTTTAGTCCTCCTTTTTTACTCGAACCGGCATTAATAACGCTGTTTTATTCTCGCCCGCATTGAACCACACGGGATACTCGCTGCCCGCCTCTTTAGCGTAAACCGTCAAGCAGGACTCACCCGGCGCAATCTGATCAACAAAGCGTTTGTTGAAGTGGTAAACATGGCCGAATAACTCCATTTTATAGGCCGTGTCCTCAAACGGAACCACTACCTCGCAAGCTGATAGGTCTATTTGTTGCGTATAAGGCATGTCCGATACGTTCGGCATAAAACGCTCAACGTTTAGGGGTTGAACGTTGGGCAAGTCCAAAACATTATAGTTACAATCGATAAACTTGCACTCATACTCGGATGAGTCAAACGGGATGTCGTAAAAATGAATCCGAAATCCGTCGCAACCCATGGCGTAGCCATTTCGTACAAAGATATTGCGCATATTCGGCTGGCTATCATCCTTAGAACACGCCTGAGCCACCCACGCCAACTTATTCTTTTTCGGCGCCGGTGTGGGAGTCAACGTTGTATAAAGCCGTGCAAGCTGTAATCTAGTAGAGTCATCGCCGGCTTGATTGTACAACCTTTCTAATACGCCGGGCGCCTCAGTCTTTTTTAACTTACTTTCGGTAAATGCCAATCGGGCCGAATGTGTTTGTATATTCATATTATCCATTTCGTTTTTTCTCCTATTTATTAATTACAAACATAAGTACCGCTTTTTTGCGGGACAAAACCATACTCCCCGCTAAGTACGTGCTCCCGCCAATCCTCCCAACAATCAACCGAGGTACGGTTTGTCGCCATGTTTCGATTTGCTTTATCGATAAACGCGTGCATATTTTTAGCTTTCAAAAAACCTTTCACGTTATACTGATCGCCAATTTTACGAATCGCATACCATTTTTTCATTTTGTTTTTTCTCCTATTTTCTAACAAAACAACCAATAAAACTACAACAAAACCAATAGTAACAACCGCAGCCAGTCACGTCAAATCGAAATTTTTAGATATATGAATTTACGCCTGACTGTGTAATACAGAAAAAAATGCTGTATTTTTGGCTGTTTTGTGTATTACAAAGTTACGCCTAGCGTTGTATGTACGTATTACAAATACACGCCTGTCGTTGTAATACTGTATTACAAGTCTATGCCTAGTAAAATACAGCACGAAAACGTCAAAAATACAGCATTTTATTTTGTATATATTCATTTACACCTGCGACTGTAATACACTGATTTTTAAATATTTTTAGCTTTTTTTAAAAATCGTTGTAAAACACCCTAAAATAAAAATATTTAAACAAATTCAAAAAACTACAGTAACGTATATGGGTAGTAAAATATATATATATATAATATAGGTAAATATATATTATACACTTTTTTTTACGTGTGCGTGCGTGTGCGTGTGTGTGCGTGTGTGTGCGCGCGAGTATAACATGATTGGATTTTTTGTGCAAGGGGTTTTGTTGATCAAATGTCAAATACGCTTGGCGGCTTCGGGCGCTCTTTGGCTTTGTACCGATCTGCCCGCTCTGGAAGCGTTTCGGACTGTTGTTGCTTTCGCCGTCTCTTACACACTGGAATTGGTTGCCCTAAAACGCAACAGCTAGTGATATGCGTCATGCGATGTTTGTATTCGTTTAAGGCCTTGATCATCGCTTGCGCTGACGATCTAGCAGGTGTCCACACCTGGAAGCTGTCTCGATTCTTGTAGCTGATGCGTACTAGATAGCGGTATTCGGCCATATAAGCATCATTATATACTATTAGCGTATGTTTTGTTATGCCAACGTGTTAAATGCTCAAAATGATACAGAATTATCGCTCTGGTAGGTATTTGAGTGGGTTAAAGCGGTTGAAAGACGTCTACCCTCTCTGCCTCAGATGCTGTTAGTCATAGAGAGCGCAAGAAACACTGGAAATACTGGTATTGTTTGTCGTTACAGGCTTTTTTACAAAACTTTACATAATAAATATTATGCGACATAGGTTAGTAATTGCTTTAGTTTACAACGAAAACGAATATCGTACGATGTGACAAACGCCCCCGGGGGGTCATATGTTCGATGGGGTACCCGCCAAATGACTTGTCGCCATAGCGTTATCTAAACCGCCTCTGAATTTTTTGAGCTTTACGAAAAAGGGTAAAGTTTAAAACACATCAGTAAGAGTTTAACGTACTTAAAACACATCAGTAATAGTTTAACGTACTTTGGTTCTTGTTATATTTTTTAAAACAGGCTATACTTAATTTTACGTTTAGAGTTATGGTGAGTGTAGCTCAGTTGGCAGAGTTCTGGATTGTGATTCCAAGGGCCGTGGGTTCGAGTCCCATCGCTCACCCCACGAGAAAGCAAAAAAAGCGTTGACAGGTTTTTAAGTGCATGGTACCATGGGTTTGGTTATGGTAGTGGTGAGAACAAAAACTTTTTTCATTTTTTTCTCTGACACTCTTCTCACTCTCACAAGATTTGGAACTACAACACTTACTGCTGCCATAGCTAGAGCATGAAAGAGAGTAGTAAAAAGATAGATAAGGACGTTATGGCTCGTGTAAAAAAGAAATTTAAAGAGGCGGATAAGGGCAATCCACCGGTGGAGTTGGTTGCGGATAAGAGTATGCCGGTACAAATACCGGAGCATTATGCGTATACGATGGCTCAGGTTGCTTTTTTAGAGGAGTATAAGAAGACGTTGGACCCGGACAAGGCGGCGAAAGCGGCTGGGGTTGATAAGCGAGTGGCGGCGACGTGGTTGAAAAAACCGCATATTGAGGAGGTTGTGGTTAGTATTCATAAGACGTATGTGAAGGCGGTGATGTTGGATGCTAAGATTGCGGCGGGGCAGTTTGAGGAGGTATTGCAGGCGTTGAAGGAGAGGTTTGAGGAGGGGGACTCTCGGGTATCGGGAGCGTTGGCGAGTATGGTGAGTAATAAGATGAAGTTTACTGGCCACGGTGGTGTGGAAGATGCGGGAGGTAAAACGCAGATAAATATTAATATTGATTTAGGTTCGGTTGGTAAAGAGCAAGGAGAGATAATAGATGTCTAAGATTCAGGTTATTTGTATTGGTTGTGCGAAAGCGAATGGCGGCGTGTTGGATGATGGTTTCGTTAATCCGCATTTGGTTTTGAGGGAGTGTGATGTTTGTGGCGAGCCGCATCCGGTGGCAAATATTATGGCGTGGAAGAATTTGAACCCGTATGATAAGGAAGCTTACCAGGCTAAGGTTGCAACGCCCAAGCGCACAAGGGCTAAAAAGGCAGACGACCTTGGATGAAGTTTGAATTAAATTATAAGGCTTCGCCAACGCTTTCGAAGTTTCATAACTCGGACGCTTTTTTCCGAGGGGTGAAAGGGCCGATTGGCTCTGGGAAGTCTGTGGGGATGTGTTTTGAGTTGTTTGTTGTTATGAAGAGCCAAGCGAAGTCAAGAGATGGGATTCGTCGGACTCGGCACGTCGTGGTGAGAAATACCGCACCGGAGCTTGAGACGACGACGTTAAAGACTTGGCTGGATTGGTTTCCTGAAGAAGTGTTTGGGAAAGTAAACCGAAAGCCGCCAATTTCGCATCATATTAAGATTGACGATATTGAATCGGAAGTTATCTTTTTGGCACTAGACCGCCCCGAAGACGTTAAGAAATTATTGTCGTTAGAAGCCACAATGATTTGGTTTAATGAAGCTCGATATATTTTAAAAGAGATTTTAGATGCCGCTACGGGTCGTGTGGGTCGGTATCCGTCGCACCGTGAGAAGCCCGACGGGTTTGAGGGGCAATGGCCGACACGGTTTGGCGTTATAGCGGATACTAACCCACCCGACGATTCTAGCTGGTGGTACGATATGGCTGAGATTAAGCACCCGGACGGCTGGGTGTTTTTCGATCAACCGTCTGGGCTTAGTGAAAGCGCAGAGAATGTGGAGAATTTGCCGCCTAGTTATTATAACAACATGATGGCGGGTAAGCCCCAAGAGTGGATTGATGTGTACGTGCATGGAAAGTATGGGTTTATCCAAGAAGGCAAACCGGTATATGGCGAAAACTACGTAGACAACACGCACTCTAGCTCGGATGTGAAGTATGACCCGGTATTGCCGGTGATTGTTGGGGTGGACTTTGGACTCACCCCGTCGGCGGTTATCGCTCAGAAAGACCCATTTGGGCGTTGGCGAATAGTTGACGAGTTTTTAACGCCCGATGGTGAGACATGGCCGCTCCAAGACTTTGCTCGAAACCTGAATAAATATTTAAGCAAGGAATACAAGCAAGCGAATATTGAGTTATGGGGTGACCCGTCTGGCGGCTTTAGAGATCAGAAGGC